AAAGCATGTGATGCTGAAATAGCTGTATCTGAAGAACCTGCATTATCGGCTTGTACGGCATGAGAAGCTGAGGTTGCATTAGCAACTGCTCCATCTATTCTTGAACCGCTTAGATCTCCTGTAGTATCTTGTAGAATAATCTGAGATGATCCTGATACTAAAGTTGGCTTACCTGTAATATCAGCATAAGCTACACTACTTGCACTTAACGAACTTGTAGCTACTCCAGCAACTTGTGCAAAGTCTGCATATGATGAACTTACCTCTTTAACAATCTCATAAGAAGCAGATAAGGCATATGATGCTGATGCTACAGTAATATTAATAGGAACTGTAAGACTCCCTGTTACGGGTCCTCCTACCCCGGTTTGAACATCACTTCCTGATATCTGAAGTAGATGATTAAACGATTCAGAGATGTAAAGATTAGTAAGATTTCTAGCCATTATTGTGGGTATTGTTTATATCTAATGTCGTATGTTCTTATACCTCTTTTGATTGCCTCTTGTTCATATCCATCTTTTCTAAATACAAAAGGTGAACCATACTGTTCATCGTAATCAGGATATTGTTCATACAGTTTATTACTTTCTGTAAGTTCAGGAAATAATGCCTCTTCTTCAATCAAATAATCTCTTAACTTCTCGGCATAAAACTCCATCTTATTTTTAGTAGACTGACGTTTCATATCATATAGCTGTTTAGAAGCTACATCACTATTCTCACCGCCATTAGGTGTAATCAGTCCGTTGTTTCTACTTCTAAGATAAATGCTATCTAAAATGTAATAGTAAGAAGCATAAATCAGAAAGTTCTGAATATAGTTGTCAAGTAGAGATTTATAATTAACGTTTGCCGGATCTGTTATAGTACCAGCATCAATTAAGTTGATTAACTTATTATAGAGAAGCGTTCCAGTCATACGTTGTAACTCAATATCTTGAGCCTCTCTAATACCATTCTTAATGAGAGCAGTATCTAAGTTATTATCTACGTCTGTAAATTCTCGGATTTTAGTCTCCGATACTAGAAATGTTGTTGTCATCTACTTGTTCGTTTAATTCTTTATCTTCTTCTGCTGTAACTTCTACTGATGTTACTACCTCTTCTTCTACTGTTCCGTCATCATATAGTTGTTTGGTTTGTACACCAATAACAATATCTGGGTGGTTAACTTCTAATAGCTGTTCTAAACCTTTAAGTACATCTTGCTGTAAAGGCTCTATTACTGTATTACCCCACAATAGGAAAGCATCGACAACTTCATCTCTACCTCCAAGCTGTCCTTCTGTCTTAATTCCTAGCATCATAGGTGAGGTAATACGGTGTGCTGTTAGTATTTTTTGTACTGTTAGGTCGTTGATAGTAGTGTAGTAAGTATCTGTCTGGTTAGAAGGTACTGGAGTAATATCTGGTTTAAGAGTAGGATCTGCTACATCCATATACAGTAACGATCCTGCATTCTCTGCTCCTCCGTAGTTTGCTCTTAATCCTTGCTCGATTGCTTTAATGTCATCTGAGCTACCGTTGGTAAAAGTAGTAATCGCAAGAGAAGGTGCAAGTCCATTTTTAATGTTATTTACATGGAAAGTATCAATCTCTGTATCGAGTTCAATTACTTTTAATGCTGCATTGTATGTTGGTAGAGGGTAGTATTCTTGTCCTGGCCTATAATTTCTGTATACAAAAACCTGATTAGGTTCCTCTGCAGCTTTTTGTGGATTAAAGATTGGTAGGTACTCAATATCTTCCATTTTAACACCAGCATATCTTTTCCAATCATCAGAGATGTAGTATCCAGGAATTAATCCTCTATATGTTTTTTCTTTTGCACGTACTTTAGAGAAGTCAATGTGATAAACTTCTGCTATACGTGAACGATCCATAGACCAAATTACTTCAATAGCGTAACTACCATGAAGGTAGTAATCATATGCTACTTTATCAAATATGTCATTCCATGTTTCTTCGTGTGAATTTGCACGGCTTAAAGCATCTTCATTATCTGCTGTTAATCCACCTCCTACAATAGCTTCTACCGTAGCATTTACAGCTGAGGCATGAATAGAAGATTGGTTATACAGTTCAATGAGATGTTTAGGGAACTGATTATCATCACCACTTTTAACATACTTACCATTTATATCTTCCTTGTAAGATAATCTCGGTGAGTTAAACCGGTGTATTTTTGTAAAATTAAATTTGTTTGCTTCCATTATCCGTGATAAGTTATATAAGAACCAGTTTCATCTGGTGATAAGTATTGTGTTGGTGGCGGTACTATACTACCACTTTCATAAATAGTATCTGATGAGGAAGTGGTGTATTGAGTAAAAGATGGTACATCTGAACCAGAAATCCAAGCTCTATCTATATCTAATACTTCTGTAAAACCTCCTTTTATATATGTTGGATCACTCCATTTAGCTTGAATATTAGTCCAAGTCATTTCTGTTTCACCCCATATAAGATCTAACTCTCTAAATCTTTCTGCTTCTTGTAACGTTAAAGTGTAATTCCCTGTATAAGAGGGCAACTGTGCTTTGTTAAAAGAAAAAACCAATCTAGGTAAAACACTAGTTGGTGTATTTTGTAAGGTAAGGTCTACAACTGTTGATGATCTGTCATAATCACTTGACAGTACCATTCTAAAAGGACTGGTTGAGCTAGAGGCCGGAGTGTCAGGCCATACTGCTATTGTTTGTGAACCAGTAGTTGCGTATTGTAGACTCTGCATATCTTTTATATAGAAGAAAAGGGATTGATCTCAAAATAACCAATCCCCGTTCCTCTTTTTAATATAATTATCCTTCAGTAATACCTGAAAGGAAATCGACGCTTCCGTCTGATGTTTGAATCTCATCCATTGGTTCTGGCTCTAATCCTTGGAAAGTTAGAGCGTACGCGTTAGCGTCACCAAAGGCTGTACCTGTTGTTGCTGATCCAGCTGACAGTGTAGCTCCTCTATATCTTCCTACTAGGAAGTAACGTCCAGTATAAGGTGACTCAATACCGTTGTTTGTTTCAACGATGATCTTAAGATCTGGGTTTTGAGCTAATACTTTTACTTGGTTACGAATAGAAGACTGTAGCTTATGGAACGAACAATTTAAGGTTTGCTCATAGAATACCGTTCCGTTCTCTAAAGAAGGAGTCGGTGCTTCTGTAAGGTCACCAGTGTTCTTAGTAAGTTCGAATTTATAAAATACACCCGAACCAGTAATACCACCGATAAGACCATCGGATACTTCTGAGACTGTATCGATAGAACCTGAAAGAATAAAAATGTTTTTTATCCCTCCGGAATTATCTCTACATCCTAAAGTAAATCCTGATGTAATATCACAAGCCATATTAATGTTGTTTATTTGTTAAAAAAATGGGCGGCCGAAACCGCCCGTTATATTAGTCTTCTTATGCTTGGTCGTTAGATACGAAGTAAGCAGGGTGACCTACTTGTACACCTAACTTAGTACGTAGACGATATTTGATTGCGTCTGCGTTAATATCATACCAAGTCTGGAAGTTTTCTACGTCTGATTGTAGATCTGTACCAATCACCATGTCTGATGTTGGTCCTAATACTACTCTCTCACTTCCGTTAAGACCCCATGTTCCAACGATTTTTACGTTAGGGAATCCAGGTAGTGGAACTTCGTAGATACCATTACGACGCTCTACAGTTGTAGGATCGAAGTGGAATAAGTTTTGCTTAGTAAGACCAGATACGATTCTTGTGAATACTTGAGGTCCACAGAAGAATGTAAGATCTTCAGCTGATACGATGTTTGAATCAGCAGCAGAGATCATATCTACTAATTGATCGTAAGCAGATGAACCAGTGATTACGTTTGCTCCAACTCCTGTTGGTACGTTTACTCCTGAAGTAGATCCTGAAATAAGAGCTACAAATCCGTCTGCTTCTGCGATTGCAGTATCGGTAGCTGAAGTAGCTGATCCTGATACAGATCTCCAGATAAAGTAATCGTTAGCTTGACGAGCTTTACGTACTAAGTCACCTGTAAGTTCTTCCATAATAGCAAAAGTCTCTTCGTATGATCCTTCTGGAAGGGCCATTTTACCAAGATACTTATCTGTTAGAAGTTGTAAGTTCCAAAGATCGTAAGCAGTTCTTTTTGTTACTGTAATGTTTCTTTGTGAGAATACAGCTGATCCTGAAGGAGTAGATACTGCGTTTCCACCTTGGAATTGTGGAGTTACCACTGCAAGGTTTAACGGCTCTTGGAATTTAATTCCTTCTTGAATCGTAGCATATTCTGCAGTTGTACCGGTAAATACTGTATCTAGAACAATTTTACCAGCCAATTCATTGTTAAAGTCAGCTAATGCTGATACGTTAATTGCCATGATTGTTAATTTTTAGCGTTTGTTTAATTGTGCTAGAGTCGCTTCGTATCTACGTTTGTTATACTTAGGACCTTCGCTGTTCTTAATTGATTGACGAGAGAACTTAGCTGTAGTCTTAGATTCTGTAGCTGGTGTAGCTGACATTTTCTCTTCGTACTTTGCCATAGTCTCTTCGGCTTTTGCCAGTCTTTCCATACAAGAAGACATTTCTTTCTTCATTGCTTCGATTTCTGGCATGACTATTTCTGAAATAGCTTCAATAAGAGCTTCTTGGGCAACATCCTCTAGGATATCATCTTGGAATTTCTCTTCTACTACTTCTTCTTTAGCCATCTCTTCTTCAGATGCTTCTAGAGATCCTTCTCCTTCTTCATCTGGGTGGTGAATACCGGTTATAATACCATCTCCATCGACAGTAACGACAATACCAGATTCAGTAGTATGTTCTCCTGCTGGAGCTGCTACTTCTTCACCTTCTTCAGTAATTACATAAAGCTCTTGGCCAACAGCTAATTCACCTTCTTGTTTGTTGGTGACTTTAGTTCCGTCAGCTAAAGTAGCTTCTGCAAATACTTGAGTATTTTCCTCGTTGATTTCTGTCAAGTTGAAGTATTTTTTAACCAGGTCTTTAAGTTCAGATTTATTCATTCTTAAAGTTTGTGTTGGTTAATAAAATGTTTTACTTAATAATAAATAGTCAATAGACTTACTTTTATAAAACTCTTTACTTTTTGACAGTAAACTCGTCTTTAAAGAACTTTCCGCTAATATTTTCGTTAAGACATTTAGGATCTTCTAATGCATCTGAACACATTAAAGCTTTTATCTCCTGATAGGTCATTTCTTTCTTACTGTAACAATACTTAAGAATATATTTCTTAGGAGAGATCCATTGTTTTACCTTCTGAGAAGATGATTGATATGTTAACCAATCTGACAGCTTAGTAACTTTTCTCTTTCTTTTATAACCTTTAAGGGGAGGTAACGATCTGGTAGAGTATAGAGACTTCTTTCCTACATACCATTCTCCAGTTTCTTCGTTTTTTATTAAATAAACAAAACCTACTACTCCTTCTGGAATATCTGAAATATTATTTACCTCAGTACTTTTAAATAACCACATTTAATAATTAATTATATATAATAAATAATATATAACCCTCCTCCCCTCTTAGATTATAAAATAAGAAATTTATCTGATCCAACAAACTTCCGACTTTATTAGGTGTTTGAAGTGTTCCATCCTCATGGCTTATAATACATAGTACGAACTTTTCTTTCCAGTACAAACTTTTTTTTGATGAAAAGGTAAAACCGGTGTATTTATATTAAAGGAGTTGTATAATTAGAAAATATTAACTATATTATTAACAAGTAAAAAGCAGAATAATGGAAGAAGTATTTAAAACAATCGAAGGATTTGAAGAGTATCAAGTAAGTAATCTCGGTAGAGTTATCAGTAACAAACACGGTAATCCTAAATTCTTAAAACCACAAACAGATGCAATTGGATACCAGCACGTAAGATTATATCCAGAAGACTTTTCTCTTGGTTCTTACGGCGGGGCAAGAGGAAAGAAGCCTAAGTTATATAAAGTTCATAAACTTGTGGCAGAGACGTTTATTCCAAAGCATACAAGCACTGAGACGTTAAATGTCAACCATAAGGATGGTGACAAGACAAATAACTGTGTAGATAACTTGGAATGGACTACTCAATCTGAGAATATGAAACACTCTTGGGATATGGGTCTACGAGATAATGCTGCTGATAAAGCCGCTCTTAAGAGATATAAACCTATTAAGTCTATTTTACCAGACGGTACAGTACAATACTATCAATCAAGAAAACACCTTTGTTTAGATTTAGATATATTCTCCGGTTTAGTAACTTTACAGTTAAGATCTGATCAACCGATTAAAAGAGGAAAACTTAAAGGATATAGATTTATTAACTGTCCGGAATTACCACCGGGAGAGACGTATAAACAGATTCTAAACCTAGAACAGAAACTTTTAGAGTATGCCAAGTTTCAAGAGTATATGAGAAAGAAAGGAAAAGAACGAAGAGAAAAGTTGAAAAAAAGAAAATAATTTACTATATTAAAGTATAATAAAAGACAGAAATGAAATATTTAAAAAGCGTTGGTTCGTATTTAGACACTACTACAGGTATAGTTTATCCTACATTTGAAAACGATACTCCTGATTTAGATTCTCCTATATCTTTGGTTGAAGGAGAAATATCTAAAGAATGGTTAGATGGTTTATCAAAAAGTGACTACGTATATGTAAACCAGTTTATATGATTACACTTCACGTAGGAGATAGTGCTGAAGTATTAAAGCAGTATCCGGACAACCATTTCGATTCAATCGTTACAGATCCCCCTTATGGGATAGAGTTTTTGGGTAAGGAATGGGATAAGAACACAGGAGCCATAGAGGTATGGCAAGAATGCTTAAGGGTATTAAAACCAGGAGGACATATATTAGCTTTCTCAGCAGCAAGAACTTACCATAGATTGGCTACCAACCTGGAAGATATAGGTTTCGAAATACGAGACCAGATTATGTGGATATACGGTTCAGGTTTTCCTAAAGGACAGGATATGGGTAAGCTTATAGAGAAAAGAGAGGGTAAGAGAAAGAATGCCGGTTCAAAGAAACTCCACGTTCAAGTTGATCCTGCTGAAACCGGTAACACCTGTAGTACTTGCGGTAAAAGAAACACCCCTCTAAATATAGTAGCACAGTGTCAAACAGAAGGCTGTAATATGAAAGAAAGAATTAAGCCTGCCGACAATGAATGGTCTGGATGGAAGACAGGATTAAAACCAGCCCATGAACCAATAGTAATGGCAAGAAAACCATTCAAAGGGTCTACAGTAGACAATGTCATTAAATATGGAACAGGAGCAATCAATATAGACGATACAAGAGTAGGGAATGAAAAAATATTAGTTGACCACAAAATAGGTAACAGTAATAGTTTAAACTACAAAGATAAAGGAGAGAGTAAACCAACACATTCACACTATACAGAACATACAGGTAGATACCCATCCAACGTTATTATGTCTGAGCAAGAGGGTAAGGTATTAGATGAACAGACAGGTATTAAAAAATATGGAAATAAAAAAGGAGGGTATAAATACGATAAAACATACAATGTAGAAGGGTTTATTAAAAACAATAAACCTCAAGCTCCATCTAACTATGGTGATGGTGGAGGAGCATCTAAATACTTCTATTGTCCTAAAGTAAGCCGTAAGGAGAGAAATATAGGATGTGATATGCACGAACCTATAACAGGTAAGGATGTAGGTCCCTGGTCAGAAACAGGAGAAAGATTAGCTGTTAAACTGGATAAGATGACTACCAAACACAATAACCATCCTACAGTAAAACCCGTTGCACTAATGAAGTATTTGGTTACCTTAATAACTCCTCCAGGAGGAAAGGTATTAGACCCATTTAACGGATCAGGTTCTACAGGTATGGCCGTAAAAGAGTTTGGAGGAGAGTATGTAGGTATAGATATGAACCCTGACTATATAGAGATTAGTAATAAAAGAATAAATGCTTGGTAATGACTAGGGAGAAAAGATTACAGATAGAAAACGAACTAATGAGAGAATACAGGTTGTGGTATAATCCAGCCAATATCTCTGATGAAGAACTTAGAACTAATATCTCTACACAAAAAGACTTAGTTAATATGTTAGAAGAGTCTTATAAAGACAAAACTGACGATGATAGTGCAATTGTATTAGTATCTGAAGTTATGACAATGGTAATATGGGAGGATATTTTAGCCAATAGAGACCCAAATAAAAAGGGAGTAAAGTTGGAAGATTAAAATATACTTCTTATATTATAGTATATTAAAACGATAAAGGTTATGACCAGTTATTAAATGTTACGGACACTATAGTCACTAGTTCACTCTGAAGAGGGCCTTCTCATAACCGGGGCCCTTTTCTATTTTGTATTCTCGCTATTCCTTTTTATCCAAGAATAGATTTTCATTACGTTGTATATTAAAGCTGTCACCCCTACTGCTAGAGCTAAGATTCTTTCTACTTGCATCATTTGAAGGCTTAAAGCAAATACGTTTAATACGTTTAGTTTTATAGTTTCGATGTCCATCGTAATATATATTTATATATTAGTTTTGTACTAATCTGTCAGCAAAATAACCTTCGATGCTGAAACCTTTTAACTCACCTTTTTTAACCTTTGACCATATCTTTGGATCTTCTACCTTATACATACCCATCCAGGTACCTTTAGGATAATCCATTCCGTAAACCTGTTGTTTATCTTTTGAAGGATCTTCAACTAACCACGTTTCAAGTAAATATCCATCTACTAAAGCATCTTGTACGTGTTCTAGATTAATATCATCTAGCTTCTCTTCCTTCATCATTTTTCTAGCAATCTTCGAAATAGTGTCTTCAGTAAAATATACATAGTACGGGTCGCCATTTTCATCTACTCTAAAAATTAATTTGTCCGGAATCATTAAAGGTCCTACAACGATCTGTTGATCTCCTTCTATAGCAAAAGAAAACTGTTTTACCTGTTGAGGATTATTAACTGCCTGTTCTTGTTTGGCTTGTTGATCCATTAGTAAAGCAGCTACTTCTAAAAGACCTGTATCTTTCTTTCTGTAAACGTATTTCTTAATCCAAGAATGACGACAACCAAAACTACCTTTGTATTGGAAGATATCATAGTATCCAAATTCTTGAGAATTAGCACCATTTAGACTCATCTTTTGAATATCCTCTTTTCTAAATAAGAGGTCAAGTTCTAGAAGTCTTCTACAAAATGCTCTGTTATTACTATCTCTTGGTCCAGAATACTGATATAAAATATTGTATTGTCCGTTTTTATCGTTAGTAGGAAGATCTGGATTAGCTGATCGTCTTGTAGGTAAAGCAAAAGAATCTTTAGGTTTATCTAACACCTCATAGTCCTCTTCTATATCTTTTATAGAAAATCCTACTTCTCCAAGTCTCTCTAGTAGTTTCTCTTGAACCTCATCTGGTAGGTTATCATAGTACGAGAACTCTTGAGAGCTTTGTTCTTCTCTAATCTCGTCTAACTTACGTTGTGCCCATTGTATTCCGGCTCTACCACCCCATGCATCTACCATTAAGCCTCCGCAACCCTCTGAGTAGGGTATGTCTTCGTGTTGAAGATGTCGTGCAAAGCTAGCCATTCTAGCAATAGTGTCTTCTGATATTGGTCGTCTGTTAGCAAGCTGGTTAGCTCTTGCCCATCCAACTCTTGTACCACAGTCCTGATCAGGGTGTGCATCTCTCCATTCGAGTGCTCTTCGTGCAGCATTTGTAGCAGATTCAGGATAATCAGTGTAAGATTCAAACTCTACTTTTTTTTTATCTCCTAACTCATCTATAAAATCTGGTAAACTAGAAGGATCTAATTCCATCTGATCTTCCTGTAGACCTTGTTGGTATAACTCTCTGATTGTTTGTAAATGACCTAATACGTATTGGTGTTCTTCTTCTAGACCCATCATACGAGCTAGATTCATTATCTCTCCAGTAAGTACTTCGGCTGCTTTAACGTCATCAAATGAAGCATGACCCATTTGTTTTACTGTATGTTTTTCTAACCAGTATAATGCATCTTGTAGTTTAGCACTACGAATGGCTAGACCCATATCAGTATTAATCTCTTGATTTTCTATCTTAGTATATAGAGCTGTAGCGGCAGGACACATATCATAATGTCTTGTCTGATAGTCACCAATTTTAATCTCTTGAGGATCTTGAGTTTCATCAAAGCTTTCATAATCTGAATAGCATATAGCAGTAGCCTGGTCTTGATTATATCCTTCTCTCATTACTGCTGGAATACATCTTGCAATATATTGATCTTTAGACTCTCCAGGTAATTTAGTAACGAAGTTTTCTTTGATATTTTCGAATAATGCTTTCTTGATAATTTGTAATGCAATGGCATCTTCTACTTCATCGTTTTTAAAAGCATAGAACTCTGCTTCATGAGCCGGTTGGTTAACTAATGCTACGGCATCAAAACCAAATAGCTCTTCTAATTCATCGATTACTAACTCTACTATTCTCATCCTATTGTTCTTTTTGTATTTAATTTAGCCTCTGCTTCTTGTCCGGAAGTAATATCACCTGTCAATACATATGTTCTTGTCATTG